AACTAAGTTCTGTAACTTCCTTATGTAACTTATAACCTTTATCTAATGGAACTAAGTTATGACAATTTATAAGCCCTGAAGCATTCTTAAAAATATGCTCTGTGTTATAAAGGCCTCCGAAGAGTGTTTTGATTTCTGCATCAAACTCTTTCATTGACTACTCCTCAAATAATTCAGATAATTCTTCAGCCTCAACGGTGTTAACTACATTAGTTAACAAATCTGTTCGATTAATCTCTGTTAAAATAGTAATAAAAACACCTTTAATTAATTCACCATTCTCAATACACTTAACCTCAATCACATCACCATCTTCTATTACATGGTCAAGATTAGCGGTATAAGTACTACGGATAGCAGTGAGGGTTACAGTTAACGTACCAGTAGGTTTGATTATGGAGATAGCAAAAGAAGGTTGATTCCGTCTGTCATAATCTCTGATCTTAACCAATACCTTTTTAATACAAGACTGAAACATTACTATGCTAAGAATTGGACCAGCATTAATCTCCTCAGAAAAAGCATGGATTACTGAAAGTGGAGTTACTACCTTAACAACTTTTCTCGCCGCAGATCGGATTCGAGGGATTATTACCTCTAACTGATCAAGCCTTTCCTTAGAATCTTTACCTTTAATTCTAAATTTTTTAGCCATAATTATCCCTCCATTCGAGTAATAGTTGAAATTTCTTCTTCCACCATATCCATCTCAAGTTCCATTAACTTATCATTTATTGAAGCAGCCCAATCATTAACTCCTTTAGCATTTCTATTGAATATTTCTAGCTCCCTCATACTTGCCATGATTAAGATACTGGGATCAACAGAAGTCCAGTAACTTTCATCAGTATCAGATGAAAGCTCGATAGACATAAACTTACCCTTAATCTCCACCTCGTAATCTCCATCAGATGGGGGGAGAAGAACTATTCCATTATAAGTATAACTCAAACTAAGGATAACATCCTTAAACCCATCATAAGCATCAGCAGTTGGATAGTCTGCTCTGGCCCCGTCTGGTACTATTCTCAAATTCGCTGGTGCGTAGTAAAGAGGCTGACCAGTAGTTTCTTCATCAAATGCTTTAACGAAGGCTTCTGTCTGAGATTTATAATCCTTACCTCTTAACTTACTCATATCAACCTTTTGTAGTGGCAAGCGTTTGGTGCTACTGCTAAGCCACACTTCTTCTATAACCCTACATCGATTAGCAAAACTTATCATATAATCGTCTACAGCTATCTCTTCAAAGTACCGTCCTATAGCGTGCCGAAAGTTAGTCTTTCTATCCAAGTAATTCTGTCCTGCATTAATGAAGAAATCTGCCCCATCATCTACCCAGTATTTAGTATCACTAATTAAGTCATAGCGACCTGAGAGCTTAACAAACTGCTTCCGTAACGTTATTAAATCCATAACTATTCCTCATCAAATGCTGTGTTTATAATTTGAACGTAGCAACAGTCCCACCTGCTGCCACGCCCACTGATTAACAATTAATGCTAAACTGTGTTAGCACTACCAAGACCAGTAAGATAGCCCCAACTAATCGGAAGGTGATATTCTAACCCTTCCTCAGTTAGGAATTCTTCCTTAGTCCCATCGCGTCGAGTCCATCCAGTATTCTTCTTATCAGGATCATCGTAGAAGTCTGTCTTACTGATGAACTTAGTCTTAATGTTCGCCGGCTCGAAGATAACCATAGTATTCCTCATAGTAGTCTCGTAGGAAAACAGCGGATGAGTCATCAGATTAATCTTGCCAAAGGGAGTTACCCATTCAACTACGCTGATGCCATAATCCTTAGTCATCGGAGTGAAGGTATAATCACCACCATTCTTAATCAAGCGATTAATTGCCAGCAACGCTCCAGAGCCACAAAAGCACAGCTTATCAACTGAGCCATAACGAAACATAATTTCAAGCTGGGTATCCAACCAGTGCTCACCACCCTGTAGCCAAGTTTGACCAGAGTAAGCAGTCGCAGTTGGGTAATCACTTACTGTTCCACCGTCTCCACCATGACCAGTATAACCGCCTCGAATTGCAGGGATAATGCCGAGAGTTGTTCTCAGCTTCTTACCATTACTACCAGTAGTTTCAGAAGGAACGCCAAATAAATACGCTTTTTCCCTCTCAATACCATGTAGCTCCAGGCATTCTCTCTTAGCCTCCTCATAAGAAGACTTAGTTCTAAGCGTTGTAAGCCTTGCAGTTCGAGTAATCTCCAATGGAGTACGAAAAATCTGCGTATAGTTATACCACTTAGTCGGATCATAAGCAATCGCATCAGGCATCGCAGCGCCCTCAGCATTCATATTACCAATAATTATAATACGATCTGCATCGCTCAAGTCGTAAGTAGTTGAATTATCATCAGCTTCCATCAGTCTGACCTTAACGTAAGAACTAGCACCATTAGCAGACCGATCAATAACTTCTGCATTAACATCTACAGTAAGATCAGATGCATCTCGAAGCAGGACTTGATGCCCTACTCTAATCTCTCCAATAACAGCCTCAGCCATCTTTACATATAGATAATCACCAGAAGCACCGCCAGAGACATAAGCAACACTTAATGCTGAGTCAGTGTAAATGCCAGTAATAGCTCCAGCCTGAGCAGCTAAACTTTTTGTCCACCAGTGAAACTGTGGATCAGTGGCTCGTTCAGCCGCTAATCTAGAAAGTATTCCTGTTAGCGGCGCTCTACCATTAGGATACAACCGAAGAATACCTGTCCGCCAATCAAGCGGTCTTTCATCAGTTGCCCAGTCACCAGTACCTCTCATTCCAAGAAAACCTGCCATTTTAATATCCTCCAAATTTTATTAGTTTAGGCATTATGAGCATCGAAATTACACGATGTTGTTGAGCCTATGTTAATGTAAAGTCCTGTAGTTCCAGCAGCCACATCAGTGTCTATGAATAAACACCCTTTAGCATAACCTGCTGTAGTATCAGCTGGTACATCTGTTCCTGTAGCCCAAAGGATATAACCACTACCATCACGTATCAGTACTTTAATCGCTCCAGAAGTACCAGCTACTGTAGCTGAGATAGCTTGCCCCATGACCCTCAGGTAATCCCTAATCTTACTTCCAAGATTACTCATCACTTACCCCCTTACTGAAGACCACATTCAAATTCTCTAAGAACGATGCCAGCAGTACTTGCAGCTGCATGAAGAAAGTAGAAGAAAGGAACTACTACTTCAGCGTCGTCAAAGGTAAAAGCTGCCACAGTTGTCGGCTCAGAACCGTCAAGCAAATAAGTTACCACGCCTGCAGCACTAACCCTAACCTCAAGCTCATGCTCTTCAGTATCACCCCAGTCATCAGTTGTGTCTGTTGAAGTAGTACCGCCTCCATTAAGAATTGTCTCCAAGGTAATATTACCACTGATAACATTCATAGCTGCCATTTCATCATAATCATCGATATTGGCCTGATACGCCTCAACCTTCCTAAACCCAAACGCACAATCATCAGTATCACTAATATCAGCAATTACAAATCTCATCCGAGCAAAGAACGCAGCAGAGGTACCTACAACAAAGACACCTTTATTCCTTGCATTAATACCAAGACAAAATTCAGCTCCATCATTATCAGCAGCATCAAGACTTATATCAAGCCCAGCTGTTGCAATAACTGGTGCAACAATTGTTTGGGTGCCAAGAATATGATATTCCCAGATGCTATCATTAAGTACACAGAGGTTCTCATTCCCACCTGTACCTGTCGCAGCACCTGCCCCAATCTTCGCACTACAGGTTGGGTTAGTGTTAAAGAGTTCAAGTATATGGTTATTATCTGTCAACTTAACCCTACCATTAAAATCAGCACCTCCGGGAAATCTTACATCAAGACCTTCTCCAAGGGTATCTATAAATCTTCCTTCACCTGTCATTTTATTACCTCCTAAGTTAATTACTTATTAAAGACCAAGCAAACCTTCAATCTCATTATGTACTTTCTCCACCTTACTCTTAACCTTAGCCACCTGTCTACTACCCTTACTACTTGGAAATGCAGGTCTGTGTTTCTTGCCTTTCTGACCATCAGAAGCATTACCCTTTCCCTTTGTAATACCGAGTGTAGTGTATGTCTCATTAGCTGCTTTGATTAACAGTTGATTAACAGGTAAACTTGGGTTTTCATTTCTTAATCTTTTCGCTACTTCTGCTACGTAGTTTTTAACACCACTTAATTTTGGATGAGAAGAAAAAAAGTCCGTTTCTGTTTTCTGCACTTGACTATGCTGGGCTATTAACTTATTAACCATATCTGGCGCAGTTTTAATAAAACTGTTAATAGCTTTAGTCTGCGCACTTTCAACAACTTTACTCATAAAGATTTTAAGAATCTCGCTCTCTCCCGCATCAAGTTCTAAAATCTCATTAACTTTTTTAAAGCTAGCATCCTCAAATACATCTGGATCAGTTATCTGCTGAGCACCTTTATCACCCTCATCTGAACTGCCCTTTCCCGTAGTTAACTTCTCAACCAGTGCAGTTAACGTGGCAATTTGAGTTTGATAAGTCTTAAGTGTCGGGTCAGTTTCTGGCTTATCATCTTCCGGTTCATCAGCATCAGGATCAAGCTCATCATCACCATCTTCACCATCAGCTAACTCTTCATCATCCTCCTCAGCGTCCCAATCTTCAAAACCATCAGTATCATCACTATTAGCATTATCACCGTGCCCTTGACCGCCCTCGCCACTAACATCTCCAGTACCAATACCAAGAGCATCTTCAATCAAACCTGCATTTACCTTAATCTTATTAATAAACATTCTTTACTCCCTTTCAGTTAATTGATCTACACTCTCACTCTTAAGATCCTCAACTATTTCGATAAATAAATCTTTAAGTTGCCGCACTTTCTTAATAGCTCCTCGAAACATATCATAATCCCTTCCGATAAATTGTAGTTCTGAGTCCTCCAGCATACTCCTGAAAGTTTCAATTCTACAATCTAAGCTATTTAAGTAATCTTGATAAATCGTACTATCCTTGATGAACTCTTCAAGAACGTGCCTTGATGTTAAGATTACCGGCTCAAGCCCATGCTTCTTTCTTAACTCCTCCATCTTTTCTCCAGTTAATTTCATCCCACTCGGCTCCCATTAATAGGTACTATATTACCAGCTTGTAACTGCTGAGCAATTTGTTGATCTGGCATAGTTTGTTGCTGCACACTACCACCCCTTCTTACAAACTCATCAACATTCTTAGCTCCAGCATTTCGAGCTATATGTTTGAATATTCTAACAATGTCAAAGTGTTGGGCTAGCTCAGGAACATTCGTCAGCATTTCGAACATCTTAAGCCATACATCTGAATAATTCCCTCCAGGTATACTTCCATCTCTTACCTTAACATCGTAAAAGATATCAAGCTGATCAGGACTGATTCTAATCCTACCACGATCTGCCTGCTGACCAAACTCCTTGAGCAATATTTCAGAAAGATTACCAGAGATTCTAATAAACGTATCATCATTTAAGACTTGTTGAGTATGATCTGCAAAAAACTCACCGATATCTTGCAAGCATTGGATGCCGATTACCTTAGCTATTCGTTCAAGCCTGCTAACTGCACCTGATGCTGTACCTTGAAACTCAGCCTTAGTAAGTCGATCAGGCCCACCACTTCTTAAACTACCCATAGTAGCATCATCAGTGCCACTAATCTTCTGCATCCACTGAGCTATCCAACTACTATCATTAATGTTATTCTTAGTAATGTCATTGACTTGGAGCTGTTGAACAGCGTCTTTAACTCCCTTACCCCAAGCAGCCCGCCGCAAGCGAATTAACTTACCTGGCTCAGGATTGCTGATATCATGAGAGTTAATAAGCATAGGATCATAGATTAACATATCATTAATTGACTTACGAACATTAGCCATATGACTGTTAAAGAGCCAATCTCCTACACCTTGGAGTCCGCTAATCATCTCCAACCGACTGACAGGGGTTGTTGAGTAACCGTCGAAGTCTGGTGCACAAACTGTTATAGGAAACTTATCATGATTAAAGTCGGCAGACCGCGCTGTAATTACCAGCTCATCAGCGGCTATACGAAAGAACCACTTCTCAGGCTTCTCACTATCACTCAATCCCCAGTCTTTAGGTATTATCTTACAATAAAGATTAGTTATATCAACAGGACTTAGAATATCATTGACATCATGATAACTTGACTCTCCAGTCTTATACGATCTAGCTGAAGCCTCATTACTATTGAATATAGAACGAGTACCTCTTAATCGAGTTAAGTACCTTACGTTAAAGGTCTCTTTATCGCTTTGTTCCTCACTTAACAAATCATAGTAATTAGTTGAAGATGTCCAACCACTAAACTCTCCAAACTGTAATCGATCCACACTTACATTAGGATCAGGAAGATAACGGTAAGGGTCGATGTTTTCTAACGCATTACCTTCAAAGTTACCTCTAGAATGTTTTCTCCATGTTGGAACTACTGGGCCAATACCATAAGCAAACCCATCACGAAACATAGTGTGTAGGTTAAGAGGTACTTTAAATTTATTAGTATGAAGAGAGACTACTCGTTCGAGTAGTACTGCTCCAATTACATCCTCACCCGAGTAACCCTCATAACCAAAGATAGGATCACGAAAGAATGCAGTAACCATATAAGCCAGTAAGGTTTCAAGAATAGCATAAGAGTAAGGAAAGACAATACTTACTGGCTTTCTCTCATCCATATCCTGAACGTCACTCTCATCCTGGTCGATAAACTTATAAGCCGTTAATGATTTATCAATATCTCTCCAAGAAGAGAAGCGAGAGGATATAGCATTATAACTTACCTGTGCCCGATCCAGTACTCGATTAATTATCTTCTTATGTAACTCAGATGTAGGCCTCAGATCTAATCCTTTTGGATAGTTATAATCCTCATTAGCATCACTAATCGAACCATTAGTTCTAAGCATATCAAAATCTCTCATAATTACACCGCTCTCCAATTATCTGTTAATGGCTCATCAAAATCTTCAAGCTCAGAGAAATCTTCTGGCCCTTGAAAATCACTATCAGGATCAAAAAATAAAGCATGCTCATCCATGATCTTGGTAATATAAGCTTCAGCATCCATAAGATCCCACAGCTTACTCTTCGGAAACCATTGCAGCTGGTTTTCTAACTTAATACAATTACTCTTATTATGATACATATACCCCATGCGATAGTGGAAGGCTAAGGTTGCAACCCGAAGCTCTTTCTTCCCTTTTGCTTGAAGCTCAATGTAATGAGGATATAAGTTTCTAATCCTCATCTCATTTTCAATGGGCTGACTAATAAACTCACTTAACCCTGTCACTTCCACAGCTAAAATTAAAGCGCTGTGTCGGGTAACTGCGGCGAACATCTTCTCATATAACTCATCTGGCTTAACTTTACCAGAAAATAGATCGAGTACAAAGATACGATGTGATTCTCTATGAACTCCCATAGTTACTACAGCACTTTCAGCGCTATGAAGTTTAACAGTTTTAGCAGGGTCTACTATTACTACTTTAACTAACTCATGCAGGTAGATATATTCTGGATCTTTTTCTTCTGGAAAGGTTATCTTAATTCTATCTCCCTCAAACTCAAAATACTTAAAATATTCAGGTTTGAATATTGCATCTTCAAGAGATATAGGTTTATTCATCAATTCCATGTAGAACAGATCAGTCTCACCCTTATCTCTATAAGCTTCATAATCCGCCTTAATCTCCTCAGTCGTCATGTAATTAGGATCATAAGAGTTAAACTCCGAATCACAGATGCTAAGGACTACACTCTCCCAATCATCTGCATCAATAAGCATCTGAAGTAATGCGTCTTCATGCTTGATAGTATCGATGTAGAGAAACTCAGCTCGCTCACCATACATACTTTCAGTTTTCATCAAATCAGACAACACCCACTGTTTTAACTTAGTTCTCTGCTCATCTGATCTTACAGCCTCAGAACTTTCTAAATCATCAAGAACTATCAGCCCAGGACGATTACCATGCCAGTTAAGGCCTCGAACTTGCTGCCCAGCGCCACGAGGTAAGACAAACACTTCACCAAAAGCAGTCCAAGATTGCTTACTAAAGGTATCATCAAATCCTTCCTTAGCAATCTTAATATTACCAAAAAGCTTTTTAACCAGCTCATTTGACAGTAGCATACGTTTGATATCTTCAGTTGCCATCTCCGCCGAGCTTGCAGAATTTGACAGATAGATTATGAAACTAACTTCTCGGTAAAGGATAGCCTTACAGACCCTAATCTTAGCCAACGTCGTTTTACCTAATCCACGAGGTGCAGCGATAGCCTTACGCTTGCAGTTCTTCTTATCCATAATTTTAAATATCTTATCATGGAGGAGAGAGAAAGGTGAGCTAACATCCTCAGGGAAGATAGTTTTACTAAACACCTTTGTGCTGCGATAACACTCCATTAAGATTTCCTGAATAGTATCATCAGTTTTATTAAGTAGTATGGAATTAGCACTAAGCATTAGTTATCCTTTTCAAATAATGCTTTAAGTTGTAAGGCTGTCTCAGATAACACCTTACTCGGTGACCAATCTGGATGCTCGTAAAATAGTTTACTACTTACTGATCTAACTTCTTCACGATGTTTTAGTAATGCTGGATTCTCTTGATAAAATACATCTATTAACCGCTTAAGATTAGTTTGATGACTTATCTGTGCAGCTATAATACCTGGAATGTCAAGGATAACTTTTTGATAACACTCAGAGATTATCTCATCTTTAATCTTCCTTAACGCATCTTCTTCTTTTTCACCTATTACAAATACTTCTCCGTTATAAGTAGGTTTTTGTTCAAGCTGCTTAAGCCTCTCACCAGCTTCTTCTAGCAGAACTGCTTCATTAATATTATCCATTACTTAATCCTTTTTACCAAGTAGCATGAGCTATACGTTGCCAAGTATCAGTTGAGATACAGATGTAAATATAGTTACTATCCCAACAAATCATCCCTTGTACCCCAGTAGCACTGGCACTTGCTGGAGTATAGCCTGTCTTCAGCCTTATGTTATATCCATTAATAGTTATATTCCCACACTCATGACCGTTCCAATCAAGATCTCCGCCAAGCTGTGGAGTAGTATCTTCAACAAGGTCACTTATCAAACCAGAAACAGAATCATCAACATAACCTTTATTAGCTGCATGACCATCAACTGTAGGATCGTGAAGATCTACGATATAGAAGTTATTACAATCAAGATTAGCGCCGAGTACAGGAGACAGATCATCAACAATATCTCCAATTGTAGTAGTATCTACATAATTTTTAGTTGCTGCGTGCTGTGCAGCAGTAGGATCATGCAGATCAACAATATAAAGACTATTACAATCAAGATTACCTCCCAGCTCAGGAGTAGTATCTTCAAGCAAAGATACGATTGAATTACTGTCTACATAATGTTTAGATGCTGCATCTTGAGGAAGTGCTGGAGGAGCTATGTTATTAATATACTGTCCATTAGCATCTAAGTTTCCTCCAAGTAACGGAGCCTTATCTTCAAACAAACTAATAATAAAGGTACTATCTGCATAATATTTAGTCACTGCGTCCTGAGCAGCTACAGGATTAGCTAAATTATTAATAAGTTGGCCATTACAATCAAGAGCTGCTCCGAGCATTGGAGTAATATCATCAAATAGCTCCGTTGTCCAAGAGCCGCCAAGAGCATCTTCAAGATCGCCTAGCCTAACATACTCATCATCTTCTGTAGCTGTGTATGTTGAAGCCACTGGCCCATCAGTTTTAATACCTGCAACTGCCTCACCAAAAAAAGGATGATCAGCATCTTTACCGTAAGTACTCTCATCATCATAGATGAATGGGCCTACTGAGCCTATGCAGATGTATTTCTTAACCATTAATTATTAGCTCCATTACTCTTGATTTTGATGAAGCAAATTGCTTGAAGTGCTCTGCACGCACCAGGATCAAACCACTGCTTTGACTCACCGTACATGAGTAAGCAAGCACAAGCGAACCAGATCCAATTATCAAGATTATCAAAAATCCCATTAAAATTAGACTTCTCGCTCATCACTTACCCCTTTCTTAACTAAAGCAGGTTCAGCTGTCATCACCTGAAGCACATCTTTAAGCGCCCGAACATACTTAAAT